TGTGCGAACCTTCCCGCCGGTGTAGATGTCACGCTTCATGGCGGCGCGCACCGCTTCCTCAGCGCTTGCCCCCATGTCCATTGCAGCCAGGGCATAGGCCGAGCCGCTGCCGATCGCGTCAGGGTTGGCCGGGTCGAGGTCCTGCCGCCAGACGCCAGTCTTGTCGTCATGGCCGACCATCTGCAGCCTTCCGCTATCCACCACGTAGCCCGAGCACTCGACAGGCACCGGCGATGGCGTGCCGAAGTAGGCTGCAATCAGGGTCTTCTCGTCGCACACGGCGCCGGACAGGAAAAAACTGACCCCATCAACGACGGTCATCTTCTGGCACTCATCGGAAACGATGGACCCGCTACGGGTCTGCCGGGTGTCGTAGGCGATCACGCCATCTTTGTAGGCAATAGTGGTCATCAATACTCCCGCGCCACGAAACGGCGCACCTCGATTTTGTGGCGCCGTTCACTCAGCCGGCTTGCATCGCTCGCAGTCCAGGTGTCGGCAGATCCACCGTTTGACCCGGGGCCAGTAGGTGAGCATGAACATGTGCCGCATACCCGCCAGGGCCAGGGACACCATCAGCGTCGCCCAGGCCGTGTTGGCGGTGAAGAACATGCGCTCGGACCGGGCCAGGATGGCGTAGCCGCTGATGGCGATGACCGCGTACAGCACCTTGCCGATCACCCCGTCGCGCACCTTTCCGCTCAGCACGCACCAGGTCGCCCAGATTGCGATGACCCCCGCCGCGATGGCATTGATGTATTCGTATGTCATGAGCTAGGCCCTCCGAACTTGGACCTGATGACAGACCATAGATCGGCGGCTTTGATCGCTCGGTTGATGGCGGCAATGAGCGAACCGCCAAAGGTGCCGAGAAGAAAACCCACGCCTGCGACGCTGCGGGGCTCGGTGATGCCGAAGTAATTGCTGACCATGCCGGTGAGGTAGTGGGCACAGGCCATGCCAGTGAACAGGAAGAGAAGCCAGGCCTTTCGGTCGGTCAGGTCGTCCTTGTGCCACCGGGTCGCGACCAAGGCCCCCAATAGGCCCGCAATCATCCAGTCGAACTTCTCGAGCAGGCGGTGGAAGAACTCCATGCTCGACCTCTCGCTGTGCATGAACGAAAAAACCCGGCACGATGGCCGGGTTCTGTTTGTCACTCCTCAACACGCGCAGGAATGACAGGATGGAGCAAATTTACGACATGGCGACATGATATTGCAAGCCCTTTTGAGGCCCTTTTCACGCAGCCTCGTCGAATAGCACCCCAATCGCTTCGAGCATGTGCTGAGCCTCGACCAGCGCCTCGTTCACCATCGCCTCCAGAGCGCCCTTGATGGATCGGTTCCAACGCTGGTAGGTGCGCTCGGTAAGGCCCTGGGAATCCCAGCTGGTCATGTCGTAGTTCGACTCAGCGAGGACGATCATTTCGCCAGATCGTTGTTCGGCCACAGCCCTGGCGTGAGCATTGGCCCGCTCCACTGCTTGACGAGCCGCGCGATTGCGCCACTCCAGCTTACAGCCCTCCTTGCAGCCGCAGTCCTCGGCGCACTCCAGGGGCTGGACCGGCTTGGCCTGCACCGCAATACGCTGCACGCCCTTCTTCTGCTCCGGCACAGCCCAGACCAACACGGCCTGCTGAGTGAACCGCTTCGGGGCTGGGGTTGGCACGATGGCAACCAGGCGCCCAATTGAATCGACCTTGCGCCCCTTGTGCGTGCTGTACTTCGCCACGAGGGCGTTCCAGTGCCGCGGGGAGAGTTGGGCATGGAGCAGCCGGTGCACGAGCGAATCGGCCAGCAAGGCTGCATCCTTGCCTGAGATCTCCCCCTTCAGCTTGCCTGCCTGCACACGCGGCTCGACATTGCACCCGCCAGCGCTGTTGATCGTCTCGGCCGCCAGGGCGCGAACTACTGCTGATACCACGTTCTGATAGCTCACTGGCCCTGCTCCTTCTTCCGTCGATTCGATACCCGTATGCCCCGCACGATGCAGTAGGCGCCAAAGATGGCCATGGCCAGCAGCAGGAGCTGGCCGGTGTCGGTTGGTGTCCAGTTCATGCGGCCTCCTTCATCGCTTCGATACGGACGCGCACAGCGCCGCCCTTGATCGTTTCCTTACTCACCCGTACCTGAGTTGCAAAAACGTTGTCGTCGATGCCCAGGGCGTCCGCCAGGCCGTCACGGCCCGCCTTGAACATCGCCAGCAGGTTGTCGTCGTCACGCCGCCGGCGATCCGGCGGCACGAACTCAAGCATCAGCAGTGCCTCACCCTTCGGCGCCTGGATGCCAGCCTGCTTCGCCAGCAGTTGGCACGCGGCGCGGTACGACTTGGCCGCCTTGCTCTTCCTGGTCCAGTGCACCCGGGCATTCGGGCTGCATGCGGCCGGCGGCCACGGTAGTGTCAACTCCGTCATGCGAAGACCTCTCTGAACCGTTGGAGCACCGTTTTCGGCTGCAGGTACGATGTTCCCTCCAGCCAACCCTTGCGGTACTCCTCCATGAATGGGTGGCGCAGGTACTTGAAGCCGTTGCAGTTACGGCCATCGCGCAATCCCTCCTCGTAGGCCTGGCGCTTCCGTTGTGCTGTCTTGCTCATGCAGCCCCCTTCACGGTCAAAATGCCGGCCCGGATCAGGGCCTCATGAGTCTCAGCGATCGCCCGCGGCATGTCGGACCAGTCCACTTCGCCTTTCCCCCGGCCGTCGAGCACGTCGTGGCAGGCGCTGCATGCGTACACCGCCACGGTGTCGAAGCCCTTCATGCCCATGCCCTTTTGCCCGCAAGGCAAGTGGGCCAGCACGGTGGTTTCGGGGTTGAAGTTGCAGGCGCCAGGGATGCGGACGGTGCAGTCCTGGCCGCGGGCGCTCTCGCGCACCCTCTTGGATACGATCCTCATGCCGCCTCCTCCCTCAGCAGGTCGCTGAACACCACACCTTGCGGCGCGAACTCGTCCACGATTCGGTCGGTGTATTGGCAGCCCTGGGCGCGGTCGAACAACCTGGTGACCGGGAATCCATCCGGCCCAAACATGGCGCACGGCCCCATCCAGCGCAGCTTGATCTCGTACGGGAGGTTGAGCAGGGCCATGTTGTAGCCGTCCCTGAACTCCTCGCATGAGGCGCGCATGATCGGCACGCCGTGGTGAAGCTTGCAGTAGCGGCGCACCTCTTCCACGTCGCCCATCTCGGTGCTCTTGGCGATGCGCTCGTACATGGCGAACCACAGGGCGTTTTGGTCCAGGGTGCGGTCCTTGCCCGGGCGCATGCTCACAACGACGAATTTCTTGTCGCGGAACAGGCGGGTGAGCATGGTGATGGCCTCGGACAGCTTGGCCTGGCTGTTTACGCTGATCTTCTCAGTCATGGCTCGAATCCTTGGCCATGGCCGAGTCGATGGCTTGATCAACCGGGACCCCGTAGGTGTTGAAGACGGCATCAAGCTCAGCAGCTGGTCGGCTTTCGACCCGCAGCCACCGATACCGCTCAGCATCCTTGCGCAGCGCCTCGTTCTCGGCCTTGATCTGGTCAAGCTGCCGACCTTGGACTTTGAACTCCGCCCAGCACGCGGCGCGGTCGTCTTTCAACTTGTCATACGCATCCGCCATCACCACCTCGGGGCCGTGCGGGTGATAGCTGATGCGATTGCCGCCCTCGGAAAGCATTTTGACGGCCTTGTAGCGATGAGCTTCGGTCATGGCTCCACTCTTTTTGGTATCCATCACTTGATCTCCTGCCCCGGCCGTCCGATCTGTCGCGGATTTCCGAGGTAAAGCGAGTTGCGCCAATACGGCATCCTGCTGCGGCCAGGGGCGTAGAACTCAAAGGTCTTTCCGCCTCTCTCCCATACGCAATGCCAGCGACGCGCTCTATTGCGGATGAAGCGGATGCGCGTGCTTCGCGGCCTGAGAGCCCAGGCTATTACCGCCGCCAAGATGCAATTACCTGGAATGGTCACACCCCCTCCCCGGCCGGCTGCCCGGCGCGCTTGATGTTCAACTTGGCCAGCAGGTGCGCACGGCACGCGGCGGCACTGGTCGGGATCTGCTGGAGGTCCAGCAGGCGGGCCTGGCGTTGGCTGGCGTACTCGTCGGCTAGCTCGATCAGGCTCTTCTGGCTGTCGTGGCCGATGCCGGTGGCGATATCGCCCAGTGGCTCGCCGGCGACCAGCATGCGAATGGTGATGTCGTAGGCTCTGGCGAATACCTTCTCTGCCCGCTCCACCTCCATCGACCCAAGGTTCTGCGCCTCACATTGCAGGGCCGCGTGGCGCACCGCTGCGTGCGTCCAAACGCGTGACCCTGCCCTGCTGGGGTGGAAGTTCTCCAGCGCCTCTGCCAGGGCCCGCGCAAGCGGCGGAATACCCATCTCTTCCGGGGTCGGCTGGCACAGCTTGATGAACTTGCCGCTGCTCGGGGCGAAGTCGGTGCCCAGCACCCGGCACTTCTGGATGCCGAAGCGGATCTGCTCCAGGGTGTTGATACCCGCGGCGACGAAGGACTTGATCCAGCTGCGCTTGGCAGCCTTCAGCGCGTCATCGTCCGGCCAGGCCTGCTTCCACGCTGGGAAGATGGCCTGCAGCTCCTTGAACAAGGCGTTGACCACTTCGGTGGTGCCCGGGTCCAGCTGCTTGGCCGGGGCATGCACCTCGGCAGGCAGGTTGCTGGCCTTGGCCATGATCTGCGTCACGCTGCGCAGTTTCGGTTGTGCGGTCATAAGCCCCCCAGGTCATCAGCCCAGCTGGTGTCGTTGAAGTCGGGACCGCTGAGTGGGCGGCGGGATGCGAACGGGGCGGCGCCTGCCGGCTGCGGCAGTTCGTCTTCCCAGCGCTTTCCATTCAGCCAGGTGGACGCGTGCGGGATGAACTGGCCGCCGTCCTTGGTCCAGTCGGTGGAAACGGTCCAGGCAGCCAGGGAGGCGGCCATCAGGTTGAACAGGTCGGCGCTTACCTTAAGCTTTTTCCAGACCTTCTCTGCGCCGGCCTTGCCGACCTTGCGCGGATACAGCGCCCAGAAACGATCGAATGCGACCAGCTCGGGAGCGTCAGCGACCGATGGGTTTGTATCTATTGATTGAGTAATAGAATCCTTTATTAAGTAGCTGTCGGTTTGCCCACAGTTCGGTAAACCCACACTTCGGTTAACCGAATATTCGGAAACCTGTAGGTTCGGTTCGTAGTGGACTATGACGCGACGGCCGAGCACCTTGCCGGTACCTTCCTCACGCACAACCTCATGGCTGACCAGGCCCAAATCCTTCAGGCAGGCCATCGCCCTGGAGTAGCGCTCACGCCCGATCGAGAACCTGTCTTGCAGGTGCGAGCCAATAACCTTCCAGTCGCTGGAGCGCGTTTGCAGGTAGGTCCAGATGGCCAGCGCATCCGGATTGACGATCATGGCCACCACGTCGTTGCTGACCGAGCTGTACGGGGCCTGCTTGGCGTAAAACAGGGTCGGCGTGGCCTTCTCCACGTTCACCGGCTTGCTCATGACATCACCTCGTAGAAGCCTGCCTGGACGCACTTGCGCGCAATAGTCCTTACTCGCGCTTTTGCGAAGTCATCCTGCTTGCTGCCCGGCGGGAGCATCTGCCTTAACTCGTTCCACTCGATCAATGCTGAGAGGAATGGCTCGTGCACTTTGCACTTCTTGAGCTTTCCTTCGATTTCCAGGGTAAAGATCATGGCTTCACCTTCAGGCCGCAGGCTTCAATCGCAGCCACGACGTCAGGCAGCCGTACCAGTGCAACAGGGTCGTGCTCTGGTTTCTCATAGGTGAGCTCGATTGCGCAGCCCAGATGCTGAGTAAGGCCCTCGTATGCAGAGGCTGATGGCAGCTCTACCGTAAAATCCTCGCGAGAGGCCCGCCAGCCAACCCAGCAGTGCTGCAGGGCCCAGCTTTGATAGTCACCATCACTGAACTTGGCCATGATCTGATTTGGGTACTCGCGCAGCACCCACGCTTCGAACTGCTCGCGCATAAGTTGCTCGCTCATGCTGCGCCCCCGGAGACGATAAGGGAGGCCAACTCGGCGAAGCGATCCTCATACCAGTGCGGCTGGGTTTCGCGCGGGCACTGAGGGCTGGTGAGGTTCTTCCCATAGCGCAGGCCCTTCTCGGTGATCGACCAGAAGTGCACGGTCTCCTTCTTCGAGTTCACCCGGGACATCTGCTTGATGATCCCGGCGTCGCGCAGCTTCCAGTTGAACGGCGCAGCCGAGCACTTGATGCCGTGCAACTTGAGGAGAACGGTCAGCGGCTTGGAAGCCATGCTGGAGCCATCGGGCGAATCGGGGGCGGCATCAACCGCATACCCAGGCAGGAACTGGGCATTCAGGCCGTTGTTTTCAGCGATTTTGGTCAGCATCTGCATTTTGCTGGACGGCGCCGGCTTGAGGAGGCGGTCGAAACACTCAAGGATGGCCAGTTCGCCAACGATCTTGGAGTTGTTCGGGGCCTGCACGGAGAAGCCGCCAGTCTTTCGGATGCTTGGAAGAACCTGGCCAACGACCCACTCTTCAAAACGCTCAGCCGCAGGAAGTTTCGACTTCATCACCAGGCGATACAGATCTCGCTCGGGGATGATGGCCATAAAGCCACCACCCTGCTTCGGGGTAGTGGTTGCCGCCTTGCAATGCCTTGCCACGGCGTTTTCTGGCTTGGCATATCCAAGGGCCACGGCTATGTCGTTTGCCACGAACCATGGGTCGCCGACCTCATCGGTGATTACGCGGACAGCGGCCCCGTCGAAGTCGAACGGGATCACGTCAGAATTGCGCGCCACAGAATCGCGGTTCGCATTTTGTGGCGCGCCCCTTTGCAGGGCCTGTACACTTGGGGTCTGCATATGCATAATTCCCTTCACAAGTTATGTTTTGCAGAGAGCCGGGCCGCAATCCCGGCTTTTTTGTCTCTGCGATTTGGCGTCCCCAATGAGGGACTGGCGTCCGGGTCCCTAATTAGGGATCGGACGGTTACCTTGGCGCCGCGAACGGCACCACGTTGTTGCTCTTGGGCTTGCCCCTCATCGAGAGGAAGCGGGTGGCCAGGCCGACGATCTGTGAGGCAAGTTCGTCGGGGGTCAGGCCGGCCTCCTCCGCCCAGGCTTCCAGCTCCTGGAAGTCGGATCGACGGAACTGCTCGACCTTCACGTCGTGCTGTACTGCTTCGTTTGCAGGCGACATCTGTCCTCCCATGACCTATTCAGGCCCTGGCCTTCTTCTCGTTGATCAGCGGCAGGTGGCCGTGCTCTTTCTTGAACGCCAGCGCAGCCAGGATGATTTCCCGTGCCAGCACGCTGTGCTGCGCCTTGAGCTCCAGGGCATAACCCTTGAGCTCGTTGAAGTCCTCGTCATCCAAGCGGACCTTGACCTGGTGGTCGTGGCGGTGGGCTTTGTCGTCGTAGGCCATCAGGTTTACCCCTGGTTTCTGCGCTGGTCGCTCGTGGTGGATGAAGCTGGGTCTTGAGTCAGGGGTCTCGCTTGAGGCCCTCTTTAGGGTTCAGCTGGTAGATCTTTGCCTTTTGGCGGCCGATCATTGCCGGGCCGCCCATAGCCAAAAACTCAATCCCGATCGCCTCTATCGCCTCATCGATGCTTAAGCCCTTCTTCAGGGCAAAAGCAGCGATCTTTCCCTTCGCACCGTCACTCAGGTGCTCATAGTCAATTTCAGCCACGTGACCTCCAAAGGGCCTCTAGGCCGCGCTAGACTGCTTGTCGTCCTTGTTCAGGGCTTCAATCGCGCCGTTTTCCACAGCCCACTCGATCATTTCGTAGAGGTAGGTTGCGTGCTGCATCTCGGCACGCTCGGCCGCCCTGGCAAGGATGCGATCCAGGGTTTTGTTGAAACGGACCTTCCGAGGCGTATCACGCTTGTGGGACTGGTCTGCGTACATGCGGGGACTGCTCCTTGCTGTGTTGGTGGTTATGCAGCTTGTGGGTAGATGTCGGGACGCAACTCATGGCGGGAAACGCCAGTAGCTTTTTCAATTTCAAGAACTCGCTCGGCCGGCACACGCCCCGAGGCGCACATTTTCTGCACTGCCTGAGGTGTGACCTTGAGGAGTCGAGCCAGGGCGGATTGACCGCCTGCGGCCTTGGCCGCCTTGCAGATCGGTAGCTCTTTCATTTTGTACCTCAAAGTTACAACTACAACCAAAGGTTATCGCACGAATGCGAAAACTACAACTGAGATTCACAGTGATATTTACAACTTGCGGTTGCATCATTTGCGGATGAGCACAATAGGTCAGCGCATAGCGCGCAAAAGAGAGCTGGCAGGCCTGAATCAATCAGAGCTGGCCAGGCGCCTGTCGGTATCCCCGCAGGCGGTTCAGAAGTGGGAGTCGGGGGTCTCTGTGCCGAGGGGTAAGCGCATGGAGGAGATAGCCGATGTCTTATCGACAACGATTGCGTTCCTGATTACGGGAGATCCTTCTATGGATCGAGCGTCCGAACCTCCGAGGTCGAACGCAACGATTATTGGCCCCCTGGATACCTGGGATGACGACACGCCATTGGAAGATGATGAGGTGTACGTGCCATTCCTCAAGGAAGTTGAGCTGTCGGCAGGAAGCGGAAGGACGGTTATTGAGCAATCGCACCGCCAGCGCCTTCGTTTTGGAAAGCTGACGCTCAGGCGTCAAGGTGTGCAACCTGACGACGCCGTGTGCGTCACGGTCAGCGGGAATAGCATGGAGCCGGTTTTGCCCGACAAGAGCACCGTCGGAGTGGATCAGGGTTGCACTGCCGTGACTGACGGCAAGATGTACGCCATAGACCATGACGGCCAGCTCAGGGTTAAAACGCTCTACAGGTTGCCCGGAGGCGGCGTTCGCATGCGCAGCTTCAATCGCGAAGAGCACCCTGACGAGGAATACACAGCCCAGGAAATGATCGATCAGAACATCCACATCAAAGGAAAGGTTTTCTGGTCTTCCGTTCTTTGGTAGCGGATCACTATCACATGGAGGTTTCAATGCTTCGCCAGATAAAACGCCTCGCCCTGGCCGCAACAGTTGCGGCGCTTGCGGGCTGCGCCGGAACGCCATTCACCTTTGGCCAAGCCAGCCAGGTTAAGGTCGGCATGACGGAAGACCAGCTTTACGAAATCATGGGCAACCCATACATGGTGGTATCGCAAGAGGATGGTCAGCGCTTCATCTACACGCACGCGACGGCTTTCAGCGGCGCCAAGTCGGTCTCCTTCGACACCAAGGACGGCAAGGTGACGAAGGTTCCATACATACCGAGCAGCTACATAGCAAAGCCAAGTCCAGACGAATGATGGATTTTCCAACCAAGCCCGCCTAGTGCGGGCTTTTTTGTGCCTTCACCTACAACCAAAAGTCGTTTGATATGAACCAGATACAACCTGGCATCAAAATATTTACAACCAAAGGGTTGCGCTCTGTAACTTGCGGTTGTAGATTTAGACCCATGCAGTCACTCACGAGGGACTGCGGAGGCCCTCAAGCCTCACCGCTCTTTAACAGCCAGCGCAACAACCAACAGACCGCATTGCCTCTACCGGCGACCGGCGATCAGACAGCCCCGAAAGGCTGCCCACGACAGGGACAACCCTGTACGGCTGACGAAGGTGAAACGCCTAAACCGAGAGAACGACCCGGGCATGCAATGCGCCCCGCCATCCCGGCGGTAATGGGACAGAACGATTCACGTCAGCACCTGGGCAACCGGGTGCTTTCGGAATCCACTGGAGGAACACGAAATGGGCTTGGACGTTTCTGCATACAGCAAGCTGGTCGAGGCACCTGACGCCGAGCGCGACGAAGACGGCGAGCCGGTCGACTACGACAACTACCGCAACTTCTACTTCAACAAGGACTTTCCAGGCCGCGCCGAGGGCCTTAAAGAGGGCATGACCTACAAGCTTGGCGAGGAAGGCTCAGGCCTGAGTACTGGCTACGGTCGCTACAGCGCTTGGCGCGATGAACTGGCGAAGCTTGCCGGGTATCCAGCAGAGCCGTATGAGCGGTACGGCAGAGTGGAACAGAGCCATTGCATGCCTTGCTGGAATGGCGCTCAAGGGCCTTTTGCCGAGCAGATCAACTTCAGCGATTGCGACGGCACCATCGGCCCAGTCGTAAGCGCCAAGCTGGCCAAGGATTACGCCGACTTCGCCGAGAAAGCAGAGGCCGTTGGTGGCTACTTCTGGGAAAAGTATCAGGAGTGGAAAGTGGTGTTCGAGATCGCCGCTAATGACGGCGCCGTGGTTTTCCACTGATTTCACTGGCTGGCCTTGGCGACAGGGCCAGACGGGAAATCAACCGCCCTGGAGACCACCATGGAAACCGTACAGGTCTACATCAAGCCTGATACGCCTGAGCTGAAAATGCTTTGTGATGCGCAGGCCAGGGCCAATGGCAACGAGATTCTCGAACTGGCACTGACCCACTTCGTCAGCCGTCTGGTTGTCGAGACCCTGGCAGACCCAAGTTTCCGCGAAAGCCTTTTGGGAGATGCTGAAGAGAGGAAGGCCAGGGCGAAGCAAGAGCGCATCGAAAGGCTCCGTGCTGAACTCGCGAAGCTGGAAGCCGAGTAACTGCCCGATGCCCTGCTCCCAATCGCAGGCTGCACCGGGGAGTGATCTGGATGGGCCCGCCATAAACCAGCC